TAATTCCAGCCATGTCTGTGCCTACTAATGCCTCAAGTTGATTCATAACTCCTGCTGCGTTTTGTGCTGCTGTATTGAATGCTGTAGTGAAACCAGTTGGTATTGTCGAGTTAACTATTCCAACAATTCCAGTCATTACAGTTGCAGCTTGAGCCTCTAACTGGTTTAGCATACCAGCGGCGTCTTGTGCCGCCCTTGCAAATCCCTGATTGAACGCCGCTGCTACTTGTGCAACAGCAGTTATCATACCAACAAATACATTAGCTGCAGCCTGACCCATTGCTATTATTGCAGCCTGTGCGGCCTGTGCTGCTTTTTGAATGGCTTCAAACTGTTTTTCATCCACTCCGCCTGGCACTTGGATAGGCTGTATTCCGCCGCCTGGTGTTGCTTTAGCGGGTTGGAATGGATTAAGCTTCTCGAAAAACTTCTGAACATCACCTAACCCCGAAAGAAATTGGTCTGCTATCTTCTTACCTATTCCTGTAATCTGACCAGGTATAGACATGATTGGGTCTATTACAAATTTCTTTACAGAGTTAGCAACTTCAGTCCAACCTGTTACTATTATGTTAACGATTCTCTGACCTATGCCAGCAATTCCTCCTGGTATCCCTAGAATTGGTGTGGTCATGAATGTTTTAACAGAGGTTGCTATCTGTGTCCAGCCAGTGACTACAGCAGCTACTATCCTTTCGCCAATTCCTGCAATACCACCTGGTATCCCTAATATCGGAGTAGTCATGAACGTTCTGACGGATGTGGCTACTTCAGTCCAACCTGTTACTACCGCTGTAACAATGGATTTACCTACTCCGCCTAATGCGGAGGCTATTTGTAGAATTGGATTTATGAAAAAGGTTTGAACAGATGTTTTTACTTCAGTCCATCCTGTTACCACTGCTGTAACAATTGATTGTCCTACACTAGATAGTGCTGAGGCCACTTGTAAGATTGGATTTATTATAAACGTCTGAACAGATGTTTGTATCTGCGTCCAACCAGTAACCACGGCAGCTACTATTTGTTGGCCTACTCCCTGAACTCTTGCTCCAATTCCAAGGAATAGGTCCACAGTTGGATTAATTACGTTTTGAAGTATGAATGCTGTTACTGGTGCAAAGGCCTGTTCTATCGTATTAACTAATTCGTTAAACTTAGCTGCTGTTTGTGGAAATGCCTTTGCCAATTCTGCTGGTATTTGGGCGAAGGTTTCCCCTACTTTTGCAAGCCATCCAGCGGCGGATTTCTGGCCTTCTGTAGTGAATAGTCCAGCTATTGCGTTAAATGCTCCCTGTAATGCTCCTGGTGCTTTTTGTGCTAGTGTTGCAAGTCCATCTGATAATGCTTGTGCTGCCCTGTCTGCTGCTGGAGCTACGGTATTAACTACCCATGAATCAAAAGCTGATGCTGCCTTTACAAGCTCTGTTGGTGCATTCTTTACGAATGTGGTAATACCTTCTAGTAGTGTTGACCCTAGTGAGTCTGCAAACTTTCTTGCTGGTCCAGTTATGAAGTTAGTTAAGCTTGTTCCAAGGTCTTGAAGGTTAAAAACTGCTACTTCTATGGCCTTAGCAAAGTCACCTTTTAATGCAAGACCAACGGCTATAGAGAATCCTCTAAAGTTTTCTGCTATTGCTCCTAGTTCTGGTGAGAATGACCTAATCGCCTTTACTGATAGGTCTACTGCTGGTCTGAACTTATTGAAATAGAAATCGTTAGCTGCATCCCCTATACTCTGTATTGCCTGAACTGACCCACTGGCTGCTGTTTGAAGTGCTCCAACTAGGTCACCGCTTCCTATCTGTTTAACAAATGTCTGGAATCCCGCTCCTACAAAACTAAGTGCTCCAGATACAGCGTTCTTAAAATCTGTGAGTGCTGGACCAACAGCAGCGGCAAATTGGTCAAAGCCTTTCTGTAACTCCTTTATAGCGGTATTAACCTCTCCAGCGCCATCTTTTACGTCCTTACCAGTAAGCCCAAACTGTGCCCCTATTCCTTGTATTAATTCTAGTAACGGCTTTAATCCTGGTATTGCGTTACCAATTGCAACACCTGCGGCATTTAATGCATCTCTGAACCCAAATGCATTAGTGGCTATTGCTGTTAATGCTACTGATGCCGCTGTTAGAAGAATCGTAAACGGATTAAGTAATATACCTTTTAATGACGTTCCCAAACTATTACCTGCTGTTGCAGCTCCTTCCATTCCGACGGCAGCAGTTTTAGATAATGAACCTATTTTACCAAAGTGACCCTCAAAAGTGCCAAATATTCCAGCAACACCAGAACCAACAGATATAATTTGAGGTAGAATGTTTGTAGCAAACTCTGCCATTTGCTCATTGAGGTTAGCTTGTTTTATTCCTAATGCTTCCTCTGCTGCCTCAGTCTTTGCATGTGCTAGGTTTAGTTTAGCTAATGCATCGGCGTAAGCCTTTGAACCCTTACCACCATTGGCAACTATCGCGTTTAATGCGGTTTGTGCCTTAGTCTCTGCTGCCTTTGCTGTTGCAACAGCGGCATGTGCCGATTCTAGTCTGGCAAGGGCAGTATTATATTCTGTTGTGCCTTCCTTTCCTGCTGCCTGTAATTTGTTAACCTTATCCTGTGCTGCTTGTTCTGCTGCTAATGCCGATGTAACTCTAGCATGTGCCGCCTGGACTTTTGCTTGCGCTGCTGCTAACTCCTGTGAGCCTGCTGTTCCAGCAGCTACTATTTTGTTTAGGTTATCTCTTGCTTTCTGTTCTGCTGCTTGTGCCTGAGTAAGTTTGTTAGAGGCTCTATCAACCCCAAGCTGTGCTTTTTCTAAACCAGTATAACTTGAAACTAATCCAATAATACCTCCGGCAACCCCGGCAACTCCTGACGCTACTGATGCAAATGTCGACGATAGTGACCTATGCTTTTGCTCGGCTTGTTGTGCTGCTGTCCCTGCTTGATTCATAGAACTGCCTTCTTTCTGTGCTGCACCAGATAGAGAGTTAGCTTCTGTTGCTGCTGTTGCTGAAGCACTCCCCATTGTTCTAATGTCGCTGCCTGCTGTGCTTGAACTCGATGCTACCTGACCTAATGCAGATGCAGTTTGGCTTGACTTTGCAGAAATACTTCCTAATTCTGAGGAAGCAGTTTCTGATGTGCTGCCTAATTGGTTTAATGCACTGCTGGCAGACTGTGCTTGGCTTGCAATCTCGTTCCCACCAGAAGCAACAAAATTAACTGTAACAGTAGCGCCAGACATGTATTATTGTAATCAGGTTATAGAGGGGATATGAATGGTTTAGTTAACTAAGCCCTAGCTGCTTCCTCTAATGCGCTAACTGCTGCCTCTACTGCTGCGGCTGATGCCGTCGGTATTCCTGGTCTCATATATGGTTCTGCCGACATTCTAGAAGTTCCAAACTCTACGAATCCGGAGTATTCAACCTCTGCTATTACACTAGCACCTTGGGCAGATACCTGTGCCACATCTATACTATCTCTTAATGCCCCTGTTCTAACTGGTGCTGCGGCTCTTGCAGATTCGACAAGTTTTTCCGCTCCTGCTTGCATTGCAGCTTGTGGGATTGTTGACGTAGCTGCTGAGGCTAATTTTTCAAGTAATGCGTTAGCAGTGGAAATATCGACTGTTATATTCCACGGCATTACTGTTGCTGTTGCCTCCTTGCTTTTGCCTCTGCCCTCTGTTTTTCCTTCTCTTGGTCCATTCGTTCTCTATCATACTGATAATTAATCATGGTCATCATACCCTCAAGCTCTCCAGCATATGGTTCTCTCTGTTCTAATTCCCATCTATGCCTTTTAAGAATAATGAAGTAACGATAAGACTCTATCCACCATAATTCTTCTTCTGAACAGCTTACTTGCCTTCTAACATAGAACCATTCCTTAATTTTTCTGGATGTAAAGGGACTGGATGGACCACCTTGTATACTGCTGCATCTATAACCATTCTCGCCTCACCTGGTGGGACTCTATCAGCGTCGTCTTCACTCATACCGAAACATTGTTTTAACATACCCAAGTAATAATCTAGTAATAAATCGGTTGATATAGCTGCGTCTTTTTCATTGTCTGCTTTTGCTTTAAGCTTGGTGAAATCTCTCCATGCTTTCATACCTATGCTTTGATAAGTATAGTCCTTGCCGTTGATTTTGTATGGTTGGCCTGGTGTTAGTTTCTCTGCTATCTCTATGGTTCGCTTCTGTTCATCGTCTATAACATCTCCCCAAAAGTTATTGTATTTATCTTCCATCCGTTCACGGATAAGGTCCAGCGTTCGCTTGTCTACATTAATTGTGAGAGATTCAGGTTGGTTAGTATTGCTAGTGTTAGTGTTATCTACCGATTCAGACAATAAAAATAAGAAAGGTTAAAGTGATAAAAAAGGGTTTACGTTCCTGTGAAGGTTACTCCGTTAGTTGCTTGCCCCTCGTATTCTTCCATCCAAACATCGTCTGAATCTCCGGCAATAGGTTTGCTGTATGTATCATATTGAACTTGGTTGAACTTTATCTTATTCGTTCCACCACTAACTATTGTATACTCAACGTCCCTTGGTGTGAATGCTCTCAAATCTCCTACCAGTGCTCCGCCTATTGTTACAGTGTTAAAGCTTACTTTGATTTCTCTCTTGATAGGCTTTGACAGTTTGTAGGTCGTTAGGCCGTTAAAGCTAGGTCTTGCTACAGTCCAACCAACATCGAACTTGAATGAAGTTGTATCATATTTTACGCCGTTAATATCTAGTGGGTCTGCCCCTGACGTGATACCTGACCATGGTGTCAATGATGGTGCTGATGCGTAGTGTGCTGCTGGTGTGAATGTTGGTGTTACTGTCCAATCTGTCACATCCTTTGCATGGAAAGGCATAGTAACTTTGAAACCAGACTCGCGTTCTATTGTTCCTGAACAACCATCAAATCTTACTCCTTTGTATACCTTCCATTTTTCTGTTCCATTGATAAGTGCTGTGAATAGAATAGAAATAGATACTCCGTTGGTCCCATTTGGTGCTACCATTGTTGGGTCGGCTGGTGTTGTTGACGGGGATACTGGTGTTAGTATACCTCGTTTCATTAGTTTAAAGTCTGAAGGCTGGAATACAATTTCTCCTGTAATTTCTTCGTTTAACTGAATCTTCTTTTGAACATCGTATGAACCTAAAGGTCTGACTTGATTATTGTTCTCAGCAATATCTTCACCTAATGACTCGACGAAACCACATGATACGAATGTAGTTCCACCTGTTACGGTTACTGGAAGCGTTCCATCAACCGTTTCCTCTGTAAACTGCGGCTGCTTGATAATATCAGCGGCAGCGGTTGGAATGTAACTCATTTAATATAGCGGGGTCTTTTTGAAATATGGGAACTAAGAAATTTGCCATATTCAACAGAGGACGAAGTTAGAGCCTTACTTGGTAATCTGAGGAACCAAGTTTCCGCTACTACTATTAATAATGCCATAGATTCGGCTGATGCACAAATAAACAGAATGACATTTACAACTTGGGCTGGAACTGAACAGGACTATGCCGCTGTTAAGAAGGCATCTAGGTATCTGGCTGCTGCTGAGGCTATGGTTAACATCTCAGGAACTGAACCTACTCAACAGCGGTTATGGGACGAAGCCATGTTAGTCATTCAGAATATAACCAAATTCGATACGTCCAATGTAACAGGAGATTTTGTTAGCAGTTCTGCCGCTGTAACTTATCCATCCAATCCACATGGTTTTATCTGGTCTAGTGGTAAGTTTCCTATGATACGTAAGACCAAAGGTGAGAATGAGTCGATAAGTGATGGTTTCTACTGGGTTAATGGCCAACCATAATGGCTATACTATATCCAGACGAGATAACATATGACTATCTAAGGGCTCTATACACTCCCTACAGAACTGCATTACCAGACCCTACGGTATTACCGCTAGAGGACGATATTATGTGGAATGAGTTTATCGGTGGTCCCAAGGATACATCGTTTATTGTTAGCGAAGATTTCCAGCAGCCAAAACTGTTTGCGTTAGGTGGTGGAACAAGAGAATGGAACACATCACTAACTATCTATGTTATGACGTTATGGACACAGGGAGGCAAACCACCATATCTAAAGGAGTTCTCAAAGTTTCTGGAAAAGTATCTGCTTGTAAAGCCCACACCACCACCTACTATCCGCACTGCTGGTATTACTGAGTTTACGCCTATTCAATTCCAGATTACTCAGGGAGTGACTAGTTTTAGAGGCTTTGGAACGTTTAGCAATATACAAAATCCAGAAACCGATTGGTGGGCTTTGGCCGTAAACGTCAGAACTAAATACTTCCAGCCAGCAAATACAGCACCATGATTCCAGCCTTACTACTCGCTGCTATGGTCGTGGTTAATTCTACGGCAGATGTTAAAGTCCCATTGCAAGTTACAGTAGGTGGTCAAGACAATAATACTGTAGGTAAGGCAGCTCCAACCGCTCTTGATACTACTGGTCTATTGGCTAGTGCATCCGCAATTATTGGGCTAGCAGTTAGGTGGAGAAAGTCAGATAAACACGAAGACAAATTTGACGCTAGAACTACAACCAGCGCACAGACTCAGGCACAAGCCGCTGAGAGTTTAAAGCAAACGGATAAGGGAATTGAAGAGTTATTAGGCTCGCTTTCGGGAGTCTTTAATATGATTCCAGGCATACCACCAGAAGCTAAGCAGTTGATTGGTGACCAGTTACAAGCATGGAAGAAAGATAACGAGGCTTATTACGTTAACACACCTGCTAAACCTACAGACTTGTCAAAAGATAATGTGGTTAAAAAATTAGGTGAAATACAAAAGATTACTGAAAAGAATCCCTAGTCTCAGGCCGTTTTGTCGTCCTTTCCTGTTATCTTGTCTGTTACCTTCGACACTGGAAGGTCTACTGGTGTTTCTTTTGCTTCTTTTCCCGCTTTGCCTGTGGCTAGTATTGACTGGTTTGTCAATGTTGAGACATTCCTGTTAACTAGGTCAGTTGTTGCGTATGCTAATCCAAATGCCCCAACGAATACCATAAGCTGAGTCCCGTTGTTTGGCACTAGTGGTAATATTGTTGGCAATATCAGAACCGCTCCAACCGCTACAGGGATAATTGCTAATGCTCCCGTAATAATATAGCTGATGCTGAATGGACGTGATGGAACTCCCGCTGCATCGTCTGCTGACCTTTTCGCCAAGTATGGTATGAGTGTTCTTGCTATTCCTGCTAGGATTACTCCTGCTATGACTGTTCCTTGAAATGCTGATGGGTCTAAAACCATTTACTATTTACTACTAGATGTTTGATTAAGCAACTTATCAAGTTTATTGTCTTGTTCAGTGATATTTTTAAGCATAGTCGCTATATTGTCTGCGTTTTTGAAAGTATTCTTAAGATTAGTTTTAGTTATATTTTTGACTAATTCTTCGTTTATCACTACTCCCCTATTCACTACTGAAAAATTATAAATCATAACTGAGAATAGAATTGCCAGCCATATTACACCTACAACCAGTAAGGCCGTTATTGTCTGGTATGTGTCCAACCTCTTGAATCGTTTCAAGGCTTAGAGCCACTAGTATTAGTATTAGTGGAATTAAGTAATCTATCTAACTTGTCGTCTAATTGTTGTAATGTCTCGTTTATTTGTTCTAAGTGTTCAGTTGTTGCAAATCCACCATGACTATTTACTGCTGCAAGAGCCTGTAACAATTGACTACGTTGTGAATTGGATATGTTGCCTTGTTGTTCTACAAGTTGCGTTGTTTCATTTGTTAGTGTTAGTAATGTGCGAGAGTTGGCTTGGTTTATCTGACGGCTATAGTTTATGTCTGATATGAATACCGTCGTTATTACTATTGAGATTGCCTGCATGATTAGGATTGCTTCTGCAATCTTAAGCTTACCAGTGAAGGGCATTTTGCTAACCATTGTCCTCCCTTCTAGCCCCGCCTTGCCATCCTCTTTCTCGTTCCAGCCGTTCTATTCTGTATCTGCTAAGTTGAACATCGTTAGATATGTCATTAATTCTTTCTTTAGTTTTTGCAAATTCTGTTCTCATTTCTATATCCCTACTATTTAGTAGAGATTCCATCCTGTTAAAACCACGTTCCATTGTATCCCTAGTTTCTTCAATATTGGATTTAAGCCCCTCAATTCTTATCGTTCCTGTTAGCGTTCCTTCCTGTGTCTTACCAAACTTTGATAGGAATATAATTATAAATGGAACAACAATACCAACAACCAATGGGATAATTACATTAGTTAGGTCTATCTCTACCAAGAAATAACTTCAGTGTTGTTTTTGCGTTTCTCGTTTATTAGAATCGTTGTTTGGTAGGGGTTTCGTTATTGTTCCGTTCTCATGAAGGTCGTCAAAATCACCATTAACCCAGTCGTTGTATGAGTTTATGACTATCTTATTGCCGCCTTCGTTTTCTACGTAGTATTTGGTTCTGGCTGCTGTTTTGGCTGATACATCATTACAGAGTTTATGTAATTCGTTAGCAGTTTCCTTTGTAAAGCGAATATAGTAACCTACGCTAACGTTCTTGGAAATTACTCTATCGGCATATGTGCCTTCTTCTGTTATGTAGCGCTCTTTGATTGGCTGGAAACTAGGGCATAATCCTACATCGGTTTGTGTAACGTTGACATAAGAGCCTATTGGGTTATGGCCTTCCCATTGGTGAATGTATACAATATATTCCTCGTCTTGGGCTACTCTTACCCTTGACATTGCGATAATGGTTTCTTTCTTGTTAGGGTCTGATTGAATTTGTCTTAAACAATGTTCATAATACTGGTCCTGTTCGGTAGGTTTGTATTCTTCATTTAATTGGGCGTAGGCTTGCCTAAGCGCCGTAGAATCGTTAAAAACGACCATAAAATAAATCTGTTAAAGAAATTAAAAAGGGTTTAGATACCCGTTATTTTTCTACCCCATCCGCTTCGTAGCGATGGAGTAACTATATCAAACCATTCTTTTTGAATGAATATGGTTTGGTCTGGATTGTATGTATTGATTTGTTGTGTCTTGCGTGGTCCTTCTATGTCTACTAGGAATCTATGGTCAAATACGAATGCTACATCGTTAGCAATATCTTCGTTTATAATCCACTGGTTAGCCCAAGGGATTTGTGCTGGATTTCTAACAATGCCGTTCATATCTGCTGTTGTTGCTGAATCTCCCGCTGGTGCGAAGTTTCCTTTAATCCATGTGTTTGAATAGAAATCAATCCATTGTCTTTCGTTTGTTACTATGGTATCTACTGTTGCAAGTTTGTCTGAGTTAACCGCTAGCCTTGCTGCGTTTAAGTCAAGTGCTGGTCTTCCCGCTGATACTAGACCGCTTGCTGCAATTGCGAACCAGTCACCACCACCAACTGACGCAATACCGGTTAGGGCTTGAATCTTGGTTAGGATTCTGCTGTATCTTGCTGCTGTAAAGTCTAATGCTATCTTTTCTAACAGTAACGCCTGAATATCCATAGTGAACTGTCTCATATAGTATTCTTCTGTGAATGCTAGACCCGCTCCGGCTTTCTTCAAGCTGACATTGGTTTGAGTGAATGCCCCATATCCTGACGTATCGATTGGCTCATTCTCTTTGTATCCAACTCTTACTGTGCTTGGATTGGTGTTGTTATACTCAGGGAATACAATGTTTATAGTATCGCTTACAGTCATTTTCTCCGGTATGCCTAGAAGGTTATACTTCTGTGCTACTAACTGCT